AGAGTTCAAGTAGCGCAGAACATGTTCAACACGCCAGAAGAGACTGAAGAAGAATCAGAAAGTTCAGAGGCTGAATCAGAAGAATGACTAGGTTTAATAAGTTTAGAAGAGAGATGTTGACTCAACAGGGATTATCTGACAGATTCGTGTGTCAGGAATCTTTTGTACACATCACTTCTAAACTTGAAGTTTTAATAGACGATGAGTTAGTTGGTGAAGCACAGAGTCTGGAAGAAGCGAGAGAATATGCTAGAAATTATATACAGCATAAAAAAGTAATAGACAATATTGATACGTTAATACCAGAAGAAAAAGTAGTAAATTTAATTAAGAAACATCACGATTTAGAAAAGATAACGAGTACTATAGTTGAGTCATATATCGATCTCGCTTCTTCCGACACTTTTTCTCTAGACCCAGTTATCACCGAGCTTAAAGAAACATCGATAACTGGTAAGTATACGTATAAACTTGAAGACGATAGTATTGTTGCTATAAGTGAACAGACTCAACAGATGTTGAGTGATCTTCTAGAAGATAAATATCAAATCATAGAATACATGCGTAAAAATAAAGACAATTTTATGCACGTTATAAGAGAACTTAAGGAAGAATAATGGCTAAGACAATTCTTAAGAAAACAGAGTCAAAGGTCGCTGTTAAGTTACATGGTGCAGCTATGGGCGAAACGGTGTCTCTCAATGTGGATTGTTTAGCTTCCACAGAAGCTCTTACTGTAGGTGGTACTCCTACAGTAAACATCGTGTCGATGCATTGGGCTGGAGCTGCTGACGCTGTTATCACTATTACTAGAAATAGCGTAGTAATTGCTACATTAAATGGTTCAGCACCAGGTGAACTAATCTTTGCAGACACCGATTTCACAGAAAGTGTAGAGAATACTAGTAATATTGTAGTAAGTTCTACTGGCGGACCTGCTCAACTTTGGTTACTCTTAAGAAAAGTTAGTGGATATTCAAGCAAGATTGAGACAGCACAGTTCAGCGTATACGACGATACAACAGCAGTAGGAAGCTAATATGAAGCTCATTAGAGAAGTTACAGAAACAGTTAACTTTGTCGTAGAAAATAAACTCGGCAAAGGTAAAGATTATTTCATTGAAGGTATCTTCCTTCAGTCGGAACTAACAAATAAGAACGGCCGCTGCTATCCAGAAGCAGTTATGGATAAAGAAGTCGGCCGTTATATGGAAAGCTTAGTAAAGCAGAACCGTGCTTATGGTGAATTAGGCCATCCAGATAATCCATCAATTAATTTAGATCGGGTTTCGCATCTTATCGTAGATCTTCGTAAAGAAGGTACAAATTATATCGGTAAAGCAAAGATTATGGAAACACCAATGGGTAACATTGCTCGTGGTCTTTTAGAAGGCGGTGCAAACCTTGGTGTTTCTAGTAGAGCTCTTGGATCACTTCGTATGAATAAAGAAGGTGTACAAGTAGTTCAAGACGATTTTATGTTGTCAACAGCAGCAGACATCGTCGCCGACCCTTCTGCTCCTGATGCTTTCGTTAGAGGCATTATGGAGTCGGTGGAATGGGTTTTTGTTGATGGAAAATTTGAACAGAGACAGATAGAGGAGACTAAGAAGTTAATTCAGAAGACTCCTTCTAAAAGATTAACTGAAGCCTCAATCTCGGCTTTTCAGAATTTTCTAAATAGTTTGAAATAAATTTTTGTATAAATAATTAGAACTCATCCAGTTATTAGGAGAACACGATGTCAATCGAACAAAAGATTGCTAAACTTCTCGAAGATTCGAAGAAGTTGCAAGAAGAAAGTAAACTAGAGGAAGGTCTGACTGTCGAGCAATACGAAGCTCTTTCAGACGAAGAAAAAGCTGAGTATGAACTCGACGAAGCTTCTTCATGCTACAAAAAAGTAGTAAAAGAAGAAACTGAAGAAGTTCAAGAAGAGCTTAAAGTTGACGTATCAGAAGACGTCGCTGCTCTTATTAACGGTGAAGATCTTACAGAAGAATTTAAGACTAAAGCTGCTACAATTTTCGAAGCAGCTGTAGTAACTCGTGTCAAAGCAGAAATTGCTAAGATCGAGGAACAGTTTGACTCCAAGCTTGCAGAGCAAGTTGAGGAAATCAAAGAGGGTATCGTTGAACAAGTTGATGGATATCTCAACTACGTAGTTGAGCAGTGGATGACAGATAATGAGTTAGCCCTAGAGAATGGTATCAAAGCCGAGATTCTCGAAAGTTTCGTATCGGGTATGAAAGGACTTTTCGAACAGCATTATATCGATATGCCAGAAGAAAAGTTTGATCTTCTAGGAGAACTAGAAGAGCAAGTTGAGGATGTCAAGTCGAAGTTAGACGATCAGCTAGCTGCTAACGTCGAACTAACCAAGAAGATCAATGAGATGACCCGCGCAAGCACCATCGCTGAAGCTTCTTCTGGAATGGCTGACACCGATGCTGAGAAGTTCAATGCGTTAGCAGAAGAACTTTCGTTTGAAGATGTAGATACTTTCAAGTCGAAGCTTCAGACCATTAAAGAAAATTACTTTGGTAAGAAGGTTGCACCAAGCGTTAATTCGCCAGTAACCGACGAACCTGTGACGCTAACTGAAGAAAAAGCCGTTGATCCAATCATGGCACATTATCTTCGTGCACTCAAGAAATAATTTAATCCATTAAAAGGAATAGGAAATGACTACACGTCCAGATCTACTTAAGAAATGGCAGCCAATCCTCGAATCCGAGGCAGCTCCAGCAATCAAGGACCACTATCGTAAAGAAGTTACAGCGGTTCTTCTAGAAAACCAAGAGCGTGCAATGCGTGAAGGCGCACAAGCTCTTAACGAAGCAGTTCCAACCAACTCAGGTGGCGATGGTATCGCTCTTGGTGGTGCTGGTACTAATGCTAACATGGCCGGTTACGACCCAGTTCTAATCAGCCTAGTTCGCCGCGCTGCTCCACAGATGATCGCTTATGACATCTGCGGCGTTCAGCCAATGACTCAACCAACCGGTCTTATCTTCGCAATGAAGAGCCGTTATACATCGCAAGGTGGTACTGAAGCTCTCTTCAATGAAGCTGACACCGATTTCTCTGGTACAGGTGGCCCACACGCTGGTGCAAACCCAGTTTCTGGCGCATATGCAACTGGTACCGGTATGGCTACAGCAACTGCTGAAGATCTTGGCGCTGGCACAGCTTTCGGTCAGATGGCGTTCAGTATCGAGCGTACTTCTGTTACCGCTAAGACCCGTGCTCTAAAAGCTGAGTACTCGGTAGAACTTGCACAAGACCTTAAAGCAGTTCATGGTCTTGACGCAGAAGGCGAATTAAGCAACATTCTTTCACAAGAGATTCTTGGTGAAATCAACCGTGAAGTTGTTCGTACTGTCTACACCGCTGCTAAAGCTGGTGCACAAGTTGGTACTGCAGCTGCTGGTACTTTCGACCTTGATGTTGATGCAAATGGTCGTTGGTCTGTTGAGAAGTTCAAGGGTATGCTCTTCCAGATCGAGCGCGAAGCAAATGCGATCGCTCAACAAACTCGCCGTGGTCGCGGTAACTTCATCATCTGCTCAAGCGACGTAGCTTCTGCTCTGTCGATGGCAGGTGTTCTTGACTACGCTCCAGCTCTCTCAACAAATCTTAATGTTGACGAAGCAAGCACCACTTTCGCTGGTGTTCTAAGCGGCAAGTATCGTGTCTATATCGATCCATACTCGGCTAACCAAGCTGCTACTCAGTTCTTCCTAGTTGGATACAAGGGAACCAGCGCATTCGACGCCGGTCTGTTCTATTGCCCATACGTTCCTCTAGAGAAAGTTCGTGCAATCGACCCAGCGACCTTCCAGCCAAAGATTGGCTTCAAGACTCGCTACGGAATGGTTGCTAACCCATTCGCCGGCACAAGCGTAAGCAATGGCCTTGATTCTGGCGTAAACGTTTACTACCGTAAGGTAGCTGTAACGAACCTCATGTAATTGGGGATTTCCTAGCGATAGGAATTTGAGGGGCTTCGGCCCCTCTTTTCTTTTATAAATATAGCTATGAACGAAAGAATTCTATCCTGTCCAGTACCACAGAACATTAATCCATTGTCTCCCAATGGATATTTGTTCTCAATTCAGAAACTGCCTAGTATATCTTACTTCGCGCAGTCGGTGTCTCTTCCGCTCATTACTTTGACAGAAGCTGATGTAACTACTCCATTTGTGACTGTGCCTGTTCCTGGTGATCGCCCAGAATTCTCTGCTTTCTCAATTCAATTTTTGATCGACGAGAAGATGGAGAACTACAAAGCTGTTCATAACTGGATAACAGGTCTTGGATTTCCAGATAACTATGAGCAGTACACCAATTTTATCGGCAACGACGCTGTTAATAATAGTGAGTATTCAAAGAATACTTCTGACGCCACTCTAATAGTATTAGGTAACAACAATCTACCTATTCAAACTATCAAGTTTTTTGATTGTTGGCCTGACTCACTCGGTAGCATCACATTTACTTCAAATAATCAAGACGTCCAGTATCTAGTGGGCGAAGCTTCTTTTAGATATACACACTATCTATTCCAAGACTGATTGTACAATCTTTTATGTCTAGTGTATAATAGACGTAAAGGAGATTTGATATGAATATCGAACAGCTTCATGATGAATGGGAAAAAGATTGTGCCATCAACGAAGATCATCTAGATCGCGAGTCCGTTAAGACTCCTCAACTTCACGCTAAATATTTGCGAATTCTTGTCTCTCATAAGATGAAGTTGGCAGCACTTGAAGTAGAATATAAGACACTGCGCCAAAAGAAGTTTAGATACTTCAGAGGCGAGATGACTCGTCCCGAGTTAGAAGATCTTAAGTGGGATCAGTGGCAGGGTATCAAACCTCTAAAGAACGAGATGGATGAGTTTCTACAGGGAGACTCAGACTTAAATCGTATCGTCGTAAAGTGTGAATATATAAAGAACATGATCGAAGCTCTTGAAGCTATATTAGGCCAGATCAAGTCTAGAGACTGGCAGATTCGTAATGCTATACAATGGAAGCAGTTTATATCAGGCTCATGATATCAGTTGAAAAAATAAATGAAGTGCATCTAAGAGTATACACAGATCCTTCTGTAGCTCAAGAACTATCCGACTTCTTTACGTTTGAAGTACCTGGAGCTAGATTCACACCAGCGTATAAAAATAGACTGTGGGACGGCAAGATTCGCTTATATGACCTGCATAGAAAAACTCTCTACGTAGGTCTGCATGAATATCTTACTAAATTCGCAGAACGCAACGACTATCCTATATCATATGTTAACTCAGTTAAGAATACTACGAGTATAGATCAAGAGACTGTAAAGAAATTTGTAGAATTTCTAAACCCCTGTTCTAAGGGTAATCCTATTGAGATAAGAGACTATCAGTTAGACGCAGTACTAAAAGGTATTC